TCTATAGATGCAACAGGAGCACAAGGACCAGCACCTAGCCAACTTAAATTTACAGTTCCTTTCCAAGGCGGTGATGATGGTTTAGCACCATTTATAGATAAAAAAATAGGTCAATATATAACTAATACAAATTTATATGGATTTAATTTAAGTGCAACAGGAGAAGCAGGATATAAAGGATATAAAAAAGCAATAGATATACTTTCAAATCAAGACGAATATGATATTAATATGTTAGCATTACCAGGAGTAATACATTCATTACATCCTTTAGTTACAAATGCAGGTATTGATATGTGTGAAACTAGAGGAGATGCTTTTTATGTAATGGATTTATGTGAACAAGAACATTCAGTAGCTACTGCTGTGTCAAAAGTAGCAGGTTTAGATACTAATTATGCTGCCGTTTATTATCCATGGGTTAAAGTACTTGATACTGCTAGAAATAAACCAGTATTAGTACCACCTTCAGTAATTGTACCTGGAGCAATAGCTCAATCAGATAGAATAGGAGCAGAATGGTTTGCACCTGCAGGTTTAAATAGAGGAATTTTAGGTAATGTAATAGAAACTAAAATAAGATTAAATCAAGCTGAAAGAGATCAATTATACAATGAAAAAATTAACCCAATAGCAACATTCCCACAA